CCAAAATAAAAATAAACAAATCTCAAAGCAATCTCAAAATAGATTGCCATCGTCCAAGGAGATTCTATTTATTTTGTTTCCGGGTTTATTTTCCCTTTTTTATTTCTCTTTGTTTTTCCCTCCCCTTATCTTCCATCTTGAATGTCAGATACACTACCTCGGGTATCCAATTTGAAGATCTGATTGGACGATTGGATTATGGATCTTCATTCGACTCCGGTTTGTCATTATGACCTTAGGTTTCGCTACATTCTCTTCTTAGGCACTGCAGATGTCGACCGAGAGATTTGTCCACGACCGGTATCTTTGATGTCGGTGCTACTCCTTCGTAATTGGTGTCACCGTTGCTTTGTTTCAAAGCCTGCCATCTCGGGACGTAAGGAATATTTCATCGTTATGGAGTCATCTTGTTTCTTTTAAAACAGGAAAATAACATTTGGATTATCTCAATATACGACTGATATCAATATATAACACAAGACACAATACATGATAAGGCATTGGAACTCACATATATACACATACACAAAATACAATGAGGCTTGATGTAGGGATAGAGCGACTCGGTTATCGTAAGAACTTGGTTTCCCTTAAGGATAAGATGCAGGTTGCTGACCCCATTCAGGAGTCTTCACATTTCTGATGATTGATGTACCAGGCATAGTGGCTGGCTGCTGCCTTCCACACGCGAACAGTCTCAGGGTAGAGCATGAGCTCTGACTTGAGTCCGAAGATGTAAGTGATCGGACGGAGAGGGAAACAGCTTCTCGATGGATTAAAACTCCTGAAAGCTGTGATGATGTCGGGGTCAGAGAACACCCGATCTCTCAGTCTGGCCTTGATGTCTGGAGCAAGGTCTGGCTCCCCTGGCCTCAGAGGGATTTCGTCCGAGAGGAACTCCAGGATGAGGGCGAAGGATCGAACCCTGAAGAGCATAACAAAGTTGCTGATCTTATGGGCCAGCGTCTTTGAGCTCGAACCCATCATCTTGAACTCCGGGACCGGTGTCGTCACTAGGGGGAGGAGAATTGCCGCTGACTTCTTCGCCGCAGTGATGATTTCATCCAGAGGAGATCTTGGATCAGTGTGAGGAAGCAGACCTCTCAGGAAGTTCATAGATGCCATCGGAAGCCACCTCTCAGGGGACTGGAATGCATACTTCACCGAGATGCGCTCCGAGTCGGTGAGCACGTAAGCATCCATGTCTAGAAGCTCCTGAGTCACCCTGTCGACAGATCGCCTGAGCGCCTTGATGAGAGTTCCATCGGGCATAGAGTAGAATCCAGGGAGCATCCTCTTCTTCCGGAGACCGTGTGCGATCAGGTATCTCTCGTACCCCACGTGGGAGTCAGTCACCGTGACAATCCTCACAGACCTGAAGTGTCTCTGCAAGCTCGAGATTAAGGATGCTACTAGCCCACAGAGGTCGATGAACACCTTTAAGATGAGGACTCCCTGTGGGTGACCGCGACGGAGGAAAAAGACCGTAACATTCCTCCAGATATCTCGCGCGACCTCGCCTCTTTCTTCGTCTAGAGGGAGATCTGCGTCACACTTCACGAGCATGGCTTGAGGGACAGCATCCTCCATCTCTTCTAGAACATACGGCTGACGCAAGTCGCCTCCAAAGTTCATCTGTGTGAGGAAGCGGAGATTAGGGGGGTACCCTGGGGGTCCTCCATCAGGGGAGCTTCGATAAGCGAGGATTGGTCCAGTTCGCTCTCCAGATCCTTGAAGTGAGTTCCAGTGGATCTGACAGTTGGGAAACCGATCACAGAGAGATCTCGTATCACCCCCGTGCCCATCGGCGAGACACACGATATGCCCCTCAAGGCAGTCATCCGGAGCGCTCCAAGTGATCCCCCTTAGGATGGTGTCGAGCTTCACGCAAGAAGTAGTTCCGTAACCCCCACACCGAGAGAGATGAGTGAGATCGAACACAGACTGACCCTGGATCGCGTAGGAGATCACTGAAGGCTCGACAGCTGATTGTGCAACACCGAATCTCAGATGCATCAGGCTAATCACACCTGACGAGAGAGGGAAATCGACGCTTATTGCGTAAGAGCCCTCGAGGTCGACAGGGATGACTTTGCTCTCCGTTTGCTCGAAATCATTCAGTCCGGGTTGACGATCTGCGGCGCGAACCAAGCAGTATGAGACACTCATGTTGTAGAGCTCTACCTGGACACAGGTCAGTTCTGTAACCCTCTTGGTTCCGTGACGTCTCACAGTCCTCCGAAGCCACCGGGTCCATGTGTCCAACTCAACTCCGCAAGTCTGTGTCACCCGGTGGAGAAGCTCCTTTGCCCAAGGGGGCGGGTCCAGGGAGGAGGGGCTGAGAGATCCATTCAAGAAATCTTGCCACTGTGGGAACCAGGGGATGACTGTAGGGCCTTGATAAGGCGATAGCAGCCAGGAGATGTCCTCCTCCCAGACAGGCTCCGCCACATGGGTAAGAACCATGAACAGGACTGCGCGGTAAGCTGGATCAGAGAGTCCGTCAAGGTCAGGATCGCGCTGTTGCGCAAGAATCTCCACGACTCTCACACAGTCAGGATTGATCAGGAAGCTGAAACATCCTGCCCGGATCCGATTCTCGAGCCCTCGATGGAGGATCGCCGTCGGAGTGGTGATCTTCATCCTCAGATGCGGCTGAGGGAAGGAATGACTGGCCCTCATGCTCTTAAGGACACACTCCCCGACGAAGGTTGCCGCGATCCCTGGGTTCACCCGCGGGGTAACCACGCTGTCGAAGTCGATGCCAGCGACCTCGGCGACATGAGCGAGGAAGGCGTGGGAACAATTGGCTTCCATCAGTTTCTTCATGAATCCTGCCCACGGGAGGTTGAGTCCCCTCACTGTTTGGAGACAGTTGTAGTCCTCGTTGAAGGGATCTTGACTTGAGGAGAGTAGGAGGAACAGAGCCACTGCTTCCTTCAGCCCTTCATAGACCGCCTTCATTGGCATCTTGAGGAGCATGAGGTTCCCAACAGGAGAGATCTGACGGCCTCTTGTGTAGAAGTGAGCCAAGTCCTCGATTGTCATTGGATCTGGATCATGGATCTGGTTCACAGATGCAAGCATCGATGCAAAGGAGATCTCCTTCCGAATGAGGTCACTCACAAGGACCTCGGTTGCTTCTTCGAGCGTAGGAGGGGTGTGCGCCTCATCGACCCGGATCTCGGCTGTCCCGTGGATATCCGAAAGAAAGTCCGCGAGTCTCACCTCATTGTCGAGGATGGCGGGCTTCAAAGCAGGGATCACTGGGGGCTGGCCATCGAACACATCCTTGCGGGTGTACCACGAATCCGGCTCCTCGAGAGCGAAGAGGCATTCTCGGCAGTCTGGGACACATGACCAATACTCACAGGAGACATTCTCTGTCTTCGGGTAGTTCCAGTGCTCGAGGACAACAGCCCGAGCAGTGCACTTATGATGCATGAAGTTCAGCCGATAGTTGTCCCCCGTTCCCCGGAAACGGTTGTTCGTGTCGACAATGTCATCCCCGGTCATGGAGGCGTTCTTCAGAGTGTTCGCGGCGATCGTTAGATTGTACTTAGGACAAGCCAAGTGGTGATCGCGAGTCCCCTGTTGTCTCTTGGCTGTGAAGGGGTCCAGCTCTTCGAGCGTCCGTGTAGTGTAATACCCGAGAAGATGGCGGCACACATCACGGACATTAGCACACTCAGGAGGAGTTGTGTCCACTGTTTCCAGCATGAGGACTGTCGGGAGATAGAGAATCTCGGCAATGTTTTTCCCGATCTGATCCACCTTTGGTACGGCGATTGGAGCATATTCCTTCCCGGAGCTGGTTGTCATCCCATGGTAGGGGTGAGCTGCCCGTGCTCGGAATTGAGGAAAGGTCAGGTGAGGGTCCACCGCCGGCGTAGCAACGGTAGTGAGGCGGAAGTGGTTCTCCGTGTACTCCTTCAGCTCAGGGTCCCCTGCATAGCCAATGAGGAGCTGGTGAGTCATGGGAGGATGCGTGATCCCTCGAATTGGGCGACCCCATCCGCAGGCTCGAAGGTGCTCAGCATGAGCAGTAGGGCACGAGAATGAGTCAGGATCCAACATAGTGGAAATCATCTGTGAATCCTCCAAGAACGTGATCTGAGAGACGTACTGGATCTCATCCTGCACAGCCGCCTCGATCCGGAGCAGCTCTCCAGTGGCACCACTCCTCAAGCCGTCGTAAGCGATGTTCACGATGAAGGTGATGAAACTACCGGATGTCTCAAACTTCTTCACGAATGATCTGATGATGTGGTACGGAGACTTCTCATACAAGGAGGAGATTGACCGAGCGTCAAGAGGCTCCCCTGAGCCGAGAGCTTCGACGAATTCCTCCTCAGGGAACTCCTCACAGGATTTGAGGATCTCTCGGAATTCCTGATTGACCACATTGGCATGGAGAGATTCACGCGTCCACCTCCCCATCCGCTGAAGGGCGGTCTCAGGACGGTGCCAAGGGATGGAATACGGGTCCGCAGTGAGGAGCTGGTATGACGGCTCGGCAGAGAAGCTCTGGTTGAAGACTGCTCTCAAGTAAACCGCCAACTCTGGCTGTCGCACTCGCATGATGGCATAGGTGCTGCAGAAGGCTGCCACGAAGTCCGATTCGGCTCTCACCAAGAAGTTGTCGAGGAAGAGGACAGGGAACCCCCCCATCACCGATGGGATGAAGAAGTGTGACGCAAACCGGGGGATATCCATGCTGCGGAAGCGAGGATCGGCGTACATGTTCACACTAGCCCAGAAGAGTGCAATGAGGTAAGCCTGGATATGGTTCACTCCATAGATACAGGCGGCATGAGCTGAGGAAAAAGCAGCCCCGACATAATCAGGGAGAGAAGATGAAAAGGCATTGTTCGCCCCATAGCACTTCTGGATCTGACGAAACATGCTCGGGAGTGCAATCCCGTCTATAGTCATCTTCTTAGAGAAGGAGAAGAAGCGAGACGAATAGTAACACTCATCCGGTTTGACCTTATGTCCCATCTTTGCCAGCTCTGATACGAGCAACTCTTTGATTTCTTCAGCGATAACCGGCATCCCACGGAGGTCTCTGTCAGAATCACGGATCAGGAATGCAATTCGGACATCATCCCCTTTGCATATGAGGTGGTATGGATGCTCACACCCTCTGAGCGCGTAGTGGAGCTGGGCAATGTAGACAATCATCCAGAGTTCTTGATGGAAGCCCTCGACTCCTCCTGCCTGTCCAATCCAGACGTACGAATCATCCGGAGTCTCCATGTAGACAGCGGAGAGATGGAAGATCAGATGAGCAGCTGAGAACAAACATGTCCCTGTCATCGCATCCAGAGTCTCTTTCAGGACCGGGACAAGGAGCTCACTTCGGAAGTTTGTGTTCCATCCCTCCACATCAACGGACATCATCAGAGGAGTGTGCCCGACCGACCCTTGCGCTGTGGAGACGAAGGTCGACGTCTTCCGGTTGGTCTCGATCTCATCGAGTTCTAAGGCCTGCTCAGGTACGTATCGCTTCAGGAACCTCTTGCAGAACTTCAAGATGACCTGGTTGTAGGCACGCATGATCCAGGTCATACTTCCGAACAGCCGGAACTCAGGCTTCAGCTCCAACTCTTTGGCTGTCATCTTGATGACCATGTGGTTCAGATAGGCGTTCAGGCTCTTACGACCGGAAGCGATTGATGCGAGGAACTCCGTGTGATCGATGAATTCACTGGTGTTCATCAGGTAGTAGAGGATCGCTCGGGTCTGACGGGCTTTAGTAGGCTCAGCGCCAGAGGGGATGACTCCCTCCCCGATCTCCGCTGACAGGACATTCCCAGCCTCGTCCGCAAACTTCTTCTCCAGCTCTTCACGAAATGGAGCAATCCCCTTATCTGAGAGGGTCTCCAGAAGTGAGTCAAGCATGTCCACCTCCTCAAACTGCTCAAAGGAGAGGTTCGAGAGCATCTCCTCGTTGAACGGCTCATGATGGTTCAGGAGGGGGTCGGTGAACCAGAGGCGTCGACTGATTGCCTCCTCAACCCGAGGGTGGAGATTCCCCACAACAGCAATCACCGGAGGATAATGTCGTTCCTCGGAAGAGAAGTGAGACTTCAGAATTGTCATCTTGACCTTGTTCCCACACGCCCGGGCGGCATCCGGATCAATCTCCTTGACAGCCTGAACTCGGTTGTACTGTTTCACAACCGCTGCCTTGGCAGTTCGAATGGGGTGTCCCAGCACTTTCCCCAAGCATCCCAGCTCTGCAAGGAACTGGTAATCTAGGGGATCCCAGAGTCGGCTGATGCACCGGAGGGTAGGCCTCAAATCCTCACCCTTCTGGAGAGAGCTTGCTACCAGGTCCTTCTTCAGACCGTCGAGGAAAGCTGTGTTAGGGTAAGTCTCCACCTTCTTCAAGATGGTCCCGACCGAGAGAGCCTCGAATGCCTTCGCCAGATCGTAATAGGAGGATGGGGCGTTCCGAGAAGCGTGCTGGAGCAGCTTGATCGTGTCGATCGTGATGTCGAACGCCTTGTGAGGGAGACTCACATCCTCAGACAGATGAACATAGAGGAGGAGAGAGAGGAGATCCGCCACCTTATTGTGGAGCTGAATCACAGCTTCGTAGCTGTAGAGCCTTGCTCTTTCCTCCACTTCGATGGCGCATAGGAACTTGCTCGTTGTGATGCGCAGGGATGTGCAGGAAGATCTGAAGTGGGCGAACCCCTCGTTCAGGACTTTATTCCGGTAATCGTTCTTGAATCGGGAATAATTCTCCTGCATGTTCATGTTGAACTCAACCTCAGCGCGCGGATGGTCGGTCACGAATTCCTCCAGTTCCGCATGGAACAAGAAGAGGTTCAGGATCTGAACGGGGATGTTGGAGAGCCTCTTCTCGAAATCCTGCCGCAAAGGGATCACAGTCTGATGCAGAGACGCTGTCTTCATCGCATCTAGTTGGTGATAGGCCGCCCGCAGCGTATACTGCATCCTCTCGAAAATCCTATCTAAGAACCATCCGTAGGTCTTGGGGCCTTTGCTCGGAGCAATGTAGTGGGAAACTAGGACCTCCTCGAGGATCCGTGCTATGTACCCATCATCAGAGTCACGGCATGTATACACTTCGAGAGAGACTGGGACCTTGTGGTGGACGAGGAGGTCTTCAAAGAACCTGTAATCCTTGAGGTCACGTGTCCACGTCGGAAAGGGCTCCCTGGGCCAGTTCCCGCAACACCTCCTGGAGAAGACCTCAGTCCTCTCTCTCTCCATCCGCAATGCCAGCTTCTTCTGATTCGTCATCCTGTTGTAAGCCATGCCCCGGAATGGATCACGCTCCCGGTAATTGTATGCAGGAGCCTCTGCTCGCTTGAGGCACTGTGCAACAGTCATTCGATTGTATCGCGCCATCTCAGCGAGGTTGTCCGGAGAAGGGGGGTTGATATCGTTGCCATAGAGACCCCCAAGCTTGTTCCACCCCTTGTCATAATTGACGCGGTCTTTTGTGTACGGAAACGCTGACCATGCAACCATGATGCTCACGAGAAGAGAGTCTTTGGTAAGGTGATCTCAGAGTGCTCTGTCCGAGCAGGGGAGAAAACGTGCGCCTTGATGATTTACATTCCGACGAGAGAAGTAATCGCGAGGGAAAATAAATAAGAACTTGTGTGCCACTGCCTTTGCAGATGGTAAGCATAGAACACTATCATGAACCTAGTACCATAAGGAAAGATGATAATGAGAAAAGACCTAAAAGGCATGACAGCCGTTGGACGAAGGCGAGCTCCTGCTTTGGATAGCTCGTTTCTTTTGTTTAAGAGTTTTTCATTTTTATTTTGTG